TATCTAAGTTTTTAAGGATTTCATCAAAATCACCTAAAGCACCTGAACCAGGAGCAGCAGCTCCAGCAAAACCAGAATATACATTACCTCTTGATTCAATAGCAGCGAATAAACCTTCAGAACCTTTAACATCTTGAGTCGTGTTAGCAGTAGCTCCACCAAAATCATAAGGTACATTAGAAACAGTAGGAGCAGAAGGAAGCATAAACTCAGCTTCAACCATACTCATTTCTAGGTAATCATCAAATCTTAATCTTGTTTCAGACTCAGACTTTAGATACCATAAGTATCCAGACTGTCCTTCTTCTGTAGAAACTTCAACCCAACCAATCTGAGCAGTGTCAGAACCGTTGATTTTAAAGTTATCTTTTAAGATTATTGGAGAATTAGAAAACTGAGTGAAAGATGGCTCAATAGAACCTTCCATACCAACTGTTCCTTTTCCAAAGTCAGAACCGTAAACAAATACGTTACAGTTTCCAACTCCTAAAAGTCCAGCAGGTACACCATCGCCACCACCACCACCAAAAGTGGCTCCATAAACAGCTAAACTACAAGTAGTATCAGTTATATCTTGAACAAGAGCTTTAGCAACGATTAATCCAGTGGCAACATCAGACATTAAAACTGTTTGACCAATTCTAATTGCGTGTCTAGTTTGATCAACTCCACCAGGTCCAGTTCCAGTAAGATTTGGAGTAAGTGTAGCGTTTACAGAACTGTCAGTAACATCGTTCTTTACTTCACTAGTTTTATAAGCTACGTGTAATCTATTTTGTTCAGACCAAATAACTTGATCAGATGTCATAGGCATTTCAGCGCCTACCATTCTCAAGAAACCACCAATTGTTCGGTTTCCGTATCTTTCTACTTCTGCTTCGTAAAGCTCAGGTAGATATTGTTGTGCGAAATCGTTACCACTATCATTAGAAAAGTCAAGATAATTTGTTCTTAACGTCATTCTTTTTTGAGCTGGTACGATGCTTGCGGGAAAACTCCCGCCAGTTACAAAACTCATATTTATTTATTTTAGTTATTGTTGTTTTTTACTTTTAATTTTCAACCTAGAACTATCAACACCACTTATTGCTTTTACTTTAAATCCATTTATAAATACATCACCTGAAGCTTGTGGCCTAGGATCATTATTTATATTTTTAGATTTAGCTATTACATCTTTAACAGCATCGGCTTTGCCTTGCTCATAAAAATGATTAGCTATTGTATCAACGTTTTCAGCAGCGTAAAAAGCCTTGTGATAACCAACAGCATCAATAACTTCTCCTTTTTCATTTAAGAACTTCTTAACGAATTCGTTTAAGTCTGACTGTTTCTCGGCAGTTGCGGAAGGATTAGAGATATTATAATTAAACTTTTTTTCACCAACTTTAATTTCAAAACCTTTGAAATCTTCATTGAAAAGTTTACTAGTACTATCTTTAAATTGTTCCCTACGCTCTGCAGCTATTTGTTGTTCTTTGTTGTATCTATTGAAAAAATCCATAGCTTTTTGCTGTTCTTGAGTTACGCCCGGTCTCAACTTGATATCGTCGTAATATTTACTCTTTGAACTTTCTAAAAAGTTTTTGGCTTTTGCAATTTCTTCTTTAAGTAGTAGTTGTCTTTTTCGGACAACTCTATCTTCATCCACTTCTTCGTCATAAGAAAAATTATCTTCCATAAGAAAATTAATCTCTTCTTGATTTAGATGTGGTTTAGTCTTTTTGTAGTATTCATTAAGTACTTGTTTTTCATCATACTTTGAATAATCTTTATTTAATGAAACATAATCCTCTACAGTTCCACCTGTTTCTTCCATAAATGAAACTAGTTTTTCGATGTTTTCTGGTAATTGCTTACCAATAACTTTTTCATCTCTTATAGCTTCTTTTAATTGTTGCTTTGTTTCTACTATCTCTTCTTCTTCTTTTATCTCTGTTATAGTAGCAACTTCTTCAATTTTATCCTCTTTAACTTCTTCTTTAATTTCAGCTTTTACTTCTTCAACTTTTTCAGTTGGTATTTCAACTTTAGTAGTAGCTGCTTCTTGAAGATCTTTTTTAGGATTTTTGCTTAAATCAATATGAGTTATATTGTTTGGCATTTTATCAACAAGTTTTTTTGGCTTGCTTTTTAGTTTTAAACTTTCTTTAGTATTATCTACTATAGGTTTTTCTTTTGTTTCTTCTGACATAATATAATATAATAATTAATAATTGTTACATAGGCATATTGTCTGCGCCTAAGCTTTGTGGGTTACTTTGGGTTTCAAAATCAGTTGGTAATAACTCTTGCTGTCTTTGCTGTATCATAGAACTTTGTTGCGTAGCTTGTAGTTTAGTTCTATTGTCTTTTCTATCTTCTATAAATTGTTCTCTTTCTTTAACTCTAGATACATCCATTTGTTTTAACTGCATATCAAACTGATACCTTATTTCTAAAGCTTTCATATCTAATTGAGCTTTCATCTCCATTCTTTGTATTTCAAATTGAGACTTAGCTTGTTCTATTTGTACAGTGCTTTCAGTTAATGCTTGTTGTTTTTGCATTTCAGCTAATATAGCTTTTTCTGCTGTTTGTTGATTAGCTTGTGCTTGAGCTTGTATATTGGCTTGAGCAGCTGCTTGATCAGCTTCAGCTTTTTTCTTTCTTCTAAACTTAAGCATTTGATTAGCTAGCTTTAAGTTTTTAACTTCTCTAATATCTATTGCATCTGCTAAATCTATTTGACCAGATTTTAAAGCTATCTGTATATTTTGTTCTAGCTGAGCTTTTTCTTCTTCATCTGGCTCAAGTTTTATAAATATACCAAAATCATGAATTTGTAAATTCATTAATTCAGTTAAGGTTGCAGTATTAAAAGAAGATATACTATTTTTCAATGCTTCTCTAGTGAAAGGAAACTCTAATGAGTCAGCAACCCTTAGAGATATGTTTTCACAAGCTCTAGCTGTTAAATATAAACTAGACTGTAGTATGTGTCTAGTAGCGGTATTTGAGTTAGCAGCTGCTAGTTTTTGTAAACCTACTAATGAGTTTTTGTCTGGATTACTTCCGTCTCTAGCTTCGTTAAGTCCCGTTACATCTCTAATAAGTTGTAAGTAATACTGATAAGTTTGTATTAAAGCGTTTATTTTTCCACCACCGGATCCAGTCTGTAATTCTTGTATAGGAACTTTACCTGGGTTCATACCGCCTTCTTGAGTCATAGATCTACCTACTACAGAACCAGTTTGAAAATACATATTTAAAGCTTCAGCTGGATTATAATTAGTACCATTGCCTAAATCAACTTCTGCTAAACCGTCCATATCTAAGAAAACACCATCTGGAACTACTCTGGATAAAACTTGTTGTATTTTAAGATGAGTTAACTGAATCATATCAGCAAAACCTGTTATTCTACTAACTAAAGATTCTATACGACCTTTGTACATTCTAGGAGCAGTTATAGCATAACTAAAATTAACCTTAGTAGTATCAGCAACTGGTCTTGTCATATGCTCTGCCATTCTCCAGTCTAGCATCATTGGGTGTCCTAGTATTTTTGCTCCACTATAAAGTGTTTCTATAGTTCTTGAAACTCTTTCAAACCCATTATTTGGTGGTGGTGCAAATGTATCAGGTTTTTCTAATACTTTTTCTAATCCAGCATCAGTATATTTTATTTTATAAACTTGATCTGAATAACTTTTATATTCAAAATACAAAACTTGTATTGTTTGATCGTCTTGTTTTCCGTTCCAGTTTGTTAAATATTCTTGATTACCAGGATATTTCTGTATAGTCTCTAACTCTTCATTTGTTAATTGTGGAAATTGTTTTTTAACATCTGCAAGATAAATAGATTTAACTTCACCTACATAATATAAATCTTCAAAATTAGGATCATCAGAGTATGAATAAACTAAGTGAGCAGGATCAACATAATCTACAGTAACACCTTCAGCTCTATTCCAAGAGGTTTTAACAGATCCTATCCCTAAAACAGTTAAATCATAATTAAACCTTTGTCTAACTAAGTCATATCTATTTTTGTCTAATATCTGATTTATAACTTCTTCTTCTGCTACTTCAACTGATTGTTTAAAGTCCATTTGCAAGTGTACTTCTAACTCTTCTTTGTCTCTAGGAGCGTTAATAGGATCTTGTGAAAAAGCGTCAACACCTAGCATTTTTTGAGCTTGTTCTAAATATTCTTTAGCTTCTATATCAACCATTAAGTTTCTAGCGTATTCAGTTCTTATTTTAGAACAAACAGGATCTTGAGCATATGCATTTATATCATAGCTTCTTTGAGACATTCCATTTACTACGATATCAACAAATTTAGATATTACAGGTACAGGCTTCCAGTCTAAGTTTAAATAAGATAAATCGCCATTAATAGCTAATTCATCTTTATACTTTTGAACTGGTTGTTCTCCTCTAGCATATAGCCTTAATAAATTATAATTATTGAAGTTAACAGCATAACCAGGAGCGTTAGTTCCATATCTATAACCTCTGAACCACTCACCTTCTATTGCTCTACCAACTGCTAGACCATATTCCATAGTAGCTTTTTCCGCGTCTGGTACTACCTGATCTGGAAAAGAACTTGTTTGATTGTAAGAAATTTGCATTTATTTATTTTATTATTTTTGAAATAATCCCGTCATTATCGTATCTTTTTATTCCTATAGTTATAGGTTGATTCTTTTTTTCTGGATTTGGTCTGTACATGTTTTTATTACAAGCCATAATAGCTAAACCAGAACTGATAGATGCATCATGCTTTGTTCTGTTATTTATATCAAACTGACTCCAGTCTTCTAAAGTATTTTGAAAATACATATTACCATAACCTTGGCTTATTTCACCTACATGAGTTTCTATATAACTTTCAATAGCAGCGGCATGCGCTTGTTTAATATCTTCGCTTGAATTAGGTATTCCACCTATTTCTTTTTCTGTTGTAGAAAGCTTATTCCAAACTTTATCAGGACGATTCATTGAAAACCCTCTATATCCTCTTCTTTTAAAATAATATAATAATCTAGGTTTATTGTTTTCACAAAGTATAGGCATACCATAAAATACACAAGCCATTAAAACGTCTTCAAAAAACATCTCAGCAGTCTGAGGTCTAGCTATGTATTCTAAAAAAAACTGATTAGGTGGTGCGTCTTCCATACTGAATTTAGTTAACCCATGTAAAGCTCCATTAGATCCTTTACCATCTACAGTTCCAGATATGTCATAACTATCACAACCAAATGCACCTATATGGTCATTACCAGGGTACTTTAATCCGTTTTTAATAATTACATTATTTTGTAAATTATTAGGTGGTGCCCATGATATTAAAAATCTTCCATCTTTATTGGGGTAAAACATTACTTTAGTATCTTTAACACCACTAACCCATTGAAAACTTCCTTGAGTTACAGAAACAGAATTATTTAATTCGCTATTATAATCTATTTGTTGATATATTTTAGTTAAATTAAACAAAGTGTTTTTAGACTCATCTCTAAAAGCATGCTGCTCTGTTCTTGGAAATTGCCTATAATATTCATTTAAACTATCTTGGTCAGATTTTAATCCATCAACTTCGTTTTCCCAGTGTTCGATAACGCCTGTTGTAATGTCATAACCGTCAACGCCTTTGATGCTATCTTTTTCTCTAATGAATACAGGTGATCCGTAAGAATCCATGAATCCTTCGTAGTTCCACTCCATAGGGACGAACAAAGAATAGAGTCCAGAAGAAGTTTGTCCGTTTCTATTTCTTTTTTTAACGTCTGAATTATAGTATAACTTTTTGAAGTTGTTTCCACCTTTATCTAATGCGTTTGAAGTTGAGCCCATCATACACTTACCTACGATTCTTGACCCTAGCCTTAGCGTTGTTTTTGTAACTCTCCAGTTATTTAATATATTATCAGGTCTTTCCCACTTACCACTTTCATCATGAGCTAATAATTTTAGCTTTTCACCATCGTAAGAGTTATCGCCTGTATTTTTCCAATCAATAGTTGTATCAAGTCCATCTAATTCTCTTAGTTGCTCATTACTCTCAAGCTTTCTTCTAGTAAGTTTTGAAGCCGGAACCCTATACGCCAGTTCTGTCTTAGGACGATCCATACCGTCTTGGATCGGCTTGAAGAAAAACGGATAGTTAACGGATATTGGCACGACTTTATCTGTAAACATTTTTTTAGCATCTGATCCAGATTTAGATAATATACCGAATCTGGAATCACTGGATATCGTCGCTTGATTAACAAGCTCTGCTGAGGACATAAATGAAAATCCAGACCTTCTGTTTTTAAGGTAGCACATCCCGTAACATCTGTTATCTGCTTTGCATGCTTCCCAAAATATATAGAATAATCTATTTGCCTCTCTATAATCTGGTGCTCCAACGTCGATCTTTGACCATTGTAAGTACATGTAATGAGTACCAGTAATATATGTAAGATTACCTTTGTTATAAAACCAATAACCTTGTTCTCTTCTTGTAAATTCTTTATCAATATAATCATACCACTTTTCTTTAAACTCAGTGTCATGTTCTTCCCAATCAAACCTAGATTTAATTCTTTTTAATTCTTTTGGATATTCTTGCTTTTCCCATCTTTGTTCAACTTTGCTTTCGCTTCGTTTAAACGGTTCATTTGTTGCTGGTAAAGCAATCCTGAGATCTTGTATTTCAATGATTTGTCCAATTTGTCCAGTTTTACTTATTACTATAAAATCATAATCAGAGTTATAACCATACTCCCATTTTTTGAAACGATTTTGTTTCTTTAATATCTTAGGGTTAATTAAATCTTTAACCTCTTTCCAAAGAGTTTGCTCGTAAATCATTTACTTCTTCCTTCAGCAAAACCTTTAAAAACTTTTTGTTCTTTAATTTCTTTAGGTTTTTCATTTAAAATATCTTCTTCTATCTGTATACGAGTTAATATTTCAAATGCATCGAATATTGCTAATTTTTTTGTTGCAGCAGCATTTTTTAATCTGTCAGCGCTTACATCGTCGTCTGAGTCTACAATCTTTTCTTTTGCTACTTTAATTAATTCTTCAACTGCTTTTTGCCCAGCTTGGATTATTTTCTTTTTCGTTTCCTTTATATTCATGGGTTAAAGCT